TTTTAAGTAGTGTAATTTACCAAAACTTATCAGATGATGCAAATAATCCTACATTAGTACAATTATATGATTTTTATCATGTACCTGGGGATTATGTACAGTATCTTTATAAAACTCAACAAATACAATTATTTATCCCTACAGGTGATGCAGGAAATATAAGTGTAGACCCAGTATTTCAACCTCAACAAGTTTTAAAAACTTGGCAAGAAATTAAAAGCGAATTTCAAGATGAAGGGTACCCTTTATTAAAAATAGAAGTACCTAATTTTAATCATTATACCGCTCCTATTGGTTAAAAATAAATAAAAATGACAAGAGAAGCAATTGTAAAACTTTTTGGGTATAAAGCAGGGAGAAAATTATATAACTTACTATATAGTAGTTGTAATAATTTCTGTTGCATAGTTAAAGATTGTCTTGGAATTAGTTCTTCAGGAAGTCCTACATTGTATTTAAATCAACAAGGAGATTGGAGTGCTACTACAGGACCTCAAGGACCACAGGGTCCACAGGGTATCCAAGGAATTCAAGGAGTACCTGGCCCACAAGGAGCAGCTCTTACAGTATTAGGGTCTTACCCAGACCTTGCTGCATTTTATGCAGGTGCAGGGGGAAGCCCAGGAAACCCAGGAGAAGCTTGGATTATAGAATCTGATGGTTCATTATATGTATGGAATACAGCAACTAATGCTTGGGAAGATGTAGGAGATTTACAAGGACCACAAGGTATTCAAGGTCCTCAAGGAATTCAAGGTATTCAAGGAATACAGGGTATACCAGGACCTGTAGGTATGCCAGGATTATTTGCTCAGACAGGAAATTCAACTCCTATAACAGGAACTACAGTTGAAACTACATTAATAAACGGAGGCGTTGGAACTTTGAGTGTACCTGCAAATGGATTCCAAGTTGGCGATAGTTTTAGAGCAGTATTTGGAGGGGTTATAAATGCTGCTAATAACCAAACTATAAGAATAAGAGTTAGATCAAATGGTGCTTTATTGTTAGATAGTGGTTTACAAAATCTCGGAAGTGCTGTTGTAGCTGATGTTTTTTCTTTAAATATTGATTTTACTATTAGACAACTTGGTGCTGCTGGTGTAGCCTCTATAGTTTCTTTGGGAAGTTTTCATTATACTAAAACTTCTAATGCTTCTGTTCAAGGGTTTGCATTTAATGTAATTAATAATACAACTTTTAATACTACAATAAATAATACTTTAGATGTCACTATACAATGGGGAAGTAACAATGCAACAAATAATATCTACAGTGATATTTTTATACTAAACAAAACATATTAGACAAATAAATAAATAGATAATGGCATTTTTAGAAAAAAAATTATTAAGCAAAAAAGACCTCTTTATTTTATTTGGGAGAACTGCTGGTACAAGACTGTATAACTTAATATATAAATGTTGTGGATTAGACAATTTTACTTCTTACACAGTTTCATTAAAACAATTTGGCATAGGATCTGAACCTACAGTAGAAGTTTTATTTAGTAATGGTTTACAAGTAACAGCAACATATAGTTATATAAATCCTGGAGAGTATGCAGTGGTGTTTGACAAACCTATTTTTAATAGCCCCTCAGATTATGCTACAATATTAGGAGGCACTTTTACTAATGGAGCTGATACTTTTTTAGTCCAAGTAGTCCCTACTTTTATTAATTCAATTCTAATTACTTCATATAAGAACGGAATTCCTTCAGACGATGTTATTGGGAGCACTATACCTACAATTTTAGATATAAGAAAATATAATTAATTATGAGTAAATTTACAGAAGAAAGTTTGTTAGAGTTCTTAAAAGCAAAGTATGCTTATTTAAAGGATAATGATGCTGCAGCGTTAAAAGTATTTAATCTTATAACTAAGAAATAATGGGAAAGTATTTTAATGCATTCATAATGTCCATAATTACGTTTTTTTCTCCGATAGCGGGTTTATTATTAGCGGTAGGAGCTATGATTGCTCTAGATACTATATTGGGCATTACAAAAGCAATTAAACAAGAAGGATGGGAGTCTGTCACGTCTAGAAGAGCAAGTGTTATTATAAGCAAGTTTTTACTATATCAATTAACAGTAATAACATTCTTTATAATAGACTACAATTTGATAAATGAGTTCACTAAGGCACACTATCAGAATGATTATTTACTAACTAAATTCATAACATTGTCTTTGTGCTTTGTTGAGGCGAAAAGTATTGATGAAAATATAAAAGCTATCTTTGGTTTTTCCATTTGGACAAACTTAAAAGAAGTTTTAATAAGAACTCAAGAAATAAAGAAAACTACAAAAAATAAATAATTAATGACAATTACTTATTTAAATTTTTTACCTAATCAAGGGTTTAATGATACTATTTATTATCTAAATCCAGAAGGTAAATTTTATGGATGGGATTTTCAAAATAATAGATTTTATAATTTATCCACTCCTAATTTAAATGATGTAGAAGGAATTTCTTTTGATAATTTAGAAGAAGGCGATGTATTATCTTATGATAGTACTACTCAAAAATGGATTAATAAAATACCTGGAACATCAAGTGGAGTAAATTCTTTTAATGAAAGACAGGGAGATGTATATCTAGAAAGCGGGGATGTTACTTACGCACTAGGATATACACCAGAGAATGTAGCAAATAAAGTTACTGTAATAATTCCCGAAGAAATAAGTGATGTAAGCTATCCAAGCACAAGTGCGGTGTATAATTATATTACAGGTGCAATTTCAAAGTCTTATGGTTCTTGGAAAAATGAAGAAAGTCAATTTGCGGCTACTAATACTGAAGGATATGGAATTAAATTTAATACGGCAGATATTTCAGAACAGGGGATTAATATAGAACTTGATTTATTAGGAAATAAAACTCTTATTAGGTTTTTAAATCCTGGAAAATATAATATACAGTTTAGTTGTCAATTTGAAAATATAAGTACAGAATTTAACGATGTGTCTATTTGGCTAAGAAAAAATGGAGAAGACTCTATTGCTGATATAGCAGGAACTGCTCGTTATATAACAATACCAATTAGATATGATGAGATAAATGGTCGTAATACAGTATCATTTAACTATTTTGTAGAAGCTATTGCAAATGATTATTTTCAACTTGTATGGGCCACAACAAATTCTGAAACTATAAGTATGAAATCTTACGAAGCAGTTAACCCTACACCTAGTTCTTATTCAGCAATATTAACAATTAATCAAATAAATTAAAACTTTTAAAATATAAAACCATGAAATTATCAAAACATTTAGATCTAGCAGAAGTTACTAGATCAGAGACTGCAAAAAGAAAAGGAGTTAGTAATATGCCAACTCCAGAACACATTGAAAACTTTAAATTATTGGCTGAAAAAATATTCGAGCCTATTAGAGAGCATTTTAATGTTCCTATTTTTATATCTAGTGGATATAGAAGCAAAGCTCTAAACCAAGCTATTGGCGGGAGTTTAACCTCACAACATTGCCAAGGTGAAGCAATTGATATTGATATGGATGGTAGCTCAAGCGGAGTTACTAATGCTCAAGTATTCCATTACATTAAAGATAACTTGAATTTTGACCAAATGATTTGGGAATTTGGTACAGATAAAAATCCTGATTGGGTTCATGTTTCTTATGAATCAACTGGTAAACAAAGAAACCAAATACTTAAAGCCGTAAAAGTTAACGGTAAAACAAGTTATGTTCCTTATAAATAAATTAAAACTACAAAAACTTAAAAAATAAAACTATGAAATTTTTTAGAGAAATGTTTAGCGATGATAATTCAATTAATGAGAAATCTGTTATTGGATTCCTGGCATTTATTATGATGTCCTTATTCGCAATTGTAGATATTGTTACAGGATATTTAGGAAAAGAGCTTGTTGTAAATGAATTTATATTCAATGCTTTTGAAGTGCTAGTGTTAGGTTCATTTGGTATTGCAGCTACAGAAAAAATTACAAGCATTATAAAATCTAATAAAAACGAAGAAAACGAAGCAGAATAATGAAATATTTATTTATAATTCTTATTGTTTTACTAGGAGTATATATGTGGATTTCAAAAGACACTATTGCCAAAGATGAAGCTATTATACAAAGACTAGAAGACAGTTTGTCTAGAAAAGTTGACACATTGATAGTGGAAAGAGAGGTGGTGAAAGATCATTACATTAAATCCAAAGAGATTGTATATAAGATAGATGAAAGATATGTTGCAGGCAAAGATTCTGTTTGTGACAGCTTAGTGGTAGCCCTAAAAACATCCCTTACAAACTGTGATAAAGTAATAGTTAAATCAGATACTTTAATCAAAACAATGCTTGTAAGGGATACAGTTAGAGTGAAACATATACAATATTTGCAGGCAAGAAATAAATTTTCTTTAATAGCTGGTCCAACTCTATCCTTTACCCCACAAGGTATACAGCCTGGTGTTGGTATTGCTTTTGGAATAAAAATAAAATAAAACTATTGACAAATAAAATAAAAGAGGTATATTTGCAGAATATTTATCTCACTGAGACAAATTTCTGGTGCCTGACGTTTGAGGGGAAACCCTGGTTCATAAGATTTCACTAGATAGTTTTAAATAAGTAAGGACCTCCGAGGATTAACAATTTAGATACCTTTAGGGAAGGAGAGGAAAAAATAGGATCAAAAGACGTAAGAATTGGGCTTCCCAGTTTCCTATAAAATACACGATAGTAAATATTCCTAAGTACAGAAATGTATATGGAGTTTTATGAACGAACTTACCAATAGAAACAAGATAGATGCGTTTATTGCAAAGTATTCAAATTGCCTAGATTTTTTCTCGGGAGAACCTTTTATTTTCTAAATATATATACTATAACTTATGTTCTAGTAATATGCCATAATTATGTTAAAAAATCACAAAAAATACATTTTTTTTCTTCTAATTAAAAAAAAAGTAGTATCTTTG